CATTAACTAAATCTATGGTTTCAGCAATGCAAGCAAATCAGGCGGAAGCTGCGGCTGAAGTACCTGAAATGGCTTAATTTAAAATATTCCAGAAAATATGAAATTATCTAAGAAAAATTTATTATATTTGATTCAAGAAAACTTGAATGAGATGCCAATGGATTTTGATACCCAAGATAGACCACACCAAGATATACAAAATAAACTTGCTAGTGGAGATACACCTATAAAGAAAGTTCCTTTACCTAAAACAGGTAACGAACCAAATAGTAATTTTCAAGAATTATTAGCATCTGAAAGGTATAAACAAGTAATAAATAAAGTTAGACAATACACTGGTGTTGAAGCACCAATGGTTGGTGAAAGAGGTAGTATCGGTCAATTATCACAAATGATGATGGATGCTCACAATTCTATTGTCCAAACAGAAAGAGAACACAGGGGACAATTGGAACAATTAGCAATTGAATTGGTAATGAAAGAGATGGGTATACCTGAAGGTTCAGTTCAATTTGACGCTAAACTAATTGGTATGGGTGAGGTTGATATGTCTGATTTTAACAGAGAAGATGGAAACCAAGAAAATCCTGAAGAAGTTGAGACTGAAGACCAAGAGGAAGAATTTAACATTGAACAAAATTTAATGCAAGATTTGGAAACTTTAGATTTAGAAAGAGCAAAAAGAAGATTGATTAATAGTATGGTTCAGGGGTCATCTAAAAAAGGACATTATATGTACCAATTAGTACCTCAGAAAATACAACAAATTACAGGGTCACAAGAACTTATAAATCAATATGGTGTATTAATGTCAATTAACGACACACTATATTGGCAATTAAGTGATGATATGATGCAAATGATGATGGGTGGTGCTGCTGGTGCCGTTGGGGGTAGTGAAGAGGTTGAAAGAGATACAGATCCACCAACAATTAAAGCAAGAGCAATTAATTTTCCAATATTAGTTCACGAATTAATTAAAGGAATGATGGAATTATTTTCACATCAAGGTGAACCTGAAGATAAAGACTTATTCCAACAAGTGATGCAACATGAAGATACTTTGGAAAAGGAAATGTGGGATTTAAGATTAGGACCTGCAATATGGGACAGAATTAGAAATCAATTTCCAGAAGATATTTTAACTGATGAAAATAAAGTAGAAATTCAAAATTATCTGTTAGTTGAAATTTTCAAATTACCAGCTAGAAGATTTTTAACTTTAATGAAAGAGGTTATTTCAGGTTCAGAAACGGGTAAGAGATTATTACAACAAATAGTTAACGCAATTAATCAAACATTAAATGACCAAAATTACGAAGAGACTATGGCTCAATTTAATGATGAATTAGAAACAATTGAATCAGAAACTGAAGAAGACGATTTTAAAAACTTTTTTAATAGTTTAGGAATTGACTTATCGGATGATAATGAAGAGGACGATGATGACGGAGGAGAAGTAGTTCCTCGTTAAAAGATAATACAAAGGTGGTTTATACCACCTTTTTTTGTATTTATATATATGAATAGTAAAATAGAACAAATTAAAGAGTATGCTCGAATCATAAAAGATACTCCTTATGCACTAAGAACCTATCTTCAAACTTACGATAACACTCAAAAGAAATTCGTCCCTATGGATTTATTTCCTGACCAATTACAATTGGTTCGGGATTATGAGGATTATAACGAAAATATCACAAAAAAATATAGACAGGCTGGAGTTACAACTGTAACGGCCGCTTGGTTATCTAAAATATTACAATTAGCAAAACCTGAAAATCCAGAAAGGGTTTTGATTATTGCAAACAAGAAAGACACGGCGGTGGAAATGGCTAATAAAATTAGACATTTCTTAGACCAATGGCCCGAATGGATTAATGTTGGGTTTTCACCCGATAAAAACTCAGAAAGTAGATTCAGATTAAATAACGGTTCAGAGGTAAAAGCTGTTGCAACTTCGGCGGATGCACTTCGTGGTTTTACACCAACGGTACTCGTATTTGATGAGGCGGCATATATTGAGGCGGGTGACGATTTTTGGGCAGCATCTATGGCTTCCCTATCAACGGGTGGTAAGATTATTCTTATCTCCACACCAAATGGTTATGACCCTATCTATTACGGTGTTTATGACCAAGCGTTACGTGGAATCAATGACTTCCATATAACCGATTTAAGATGGTTTAAAGACCCTCGTTATACCAAAGACTTACATTGGGTTAAGTGTCAAGATATATGTCATTACATGTTAAATAGAGAACAATATAATGATGATGAAGTCGTTCTTCGTGAATTTGATATGAACAATTATCACGATTTAGAAGAACAAGGTTATAAACCATTTTCATCTTGGTTTGAATCTATGTCTAAAAAATTCAAATATGATAGACGTAAAATTGCTCAGGAATTGGAATGTGACTTTTTAGGTTCAGGTGACGGTGTAATACCGGGAGATATTCAAGAGAATATCGCCAAGAATATGATTAGAATCCCTAAAGAGAAATACATGCAAGGTACCTTTTGGCAATGGAAAGAACCAATTCAAGGACATAGATATATTATGGGGGTCGATGTTAGTAGAGGTGATAGTGAAGATTTCTCAGCGATATCAATTATTGATTTTGACGATAGAGAACAAGTGGTTGAATATATTGGTAAAATACCTCCTGATGATTTAGCTTCAATTGCTTATAAATGGGGTGTTTTATATGATTGTTTCATAGTAATTGATATTACAGGTGGAATGGGTGTTGCAACATCAAGAAAATTACAAGAATTAGATTATAAAAATTTATATATTGAAGGTGTTAATACTCAAAACATTTGGGACTATAACGCTAAGGCGATGGAGAAAATACCGGGACTTAATTTCAATAATAAAAGAACTCAAATTGTTGCCGCATTTGAAGAACAACTAAGAAAGGGGTTTGGTGTTAGGTCAAGTAGGTTATTGAATGAACTTAATACGTTTGTTTATATGAACGGAAGACCTGACCACATGAAAGGAGCTCACGACGATGCAATTATGAGTATGTCTATGGCTCTTTATGCTGGAGATATGTGTTTCAATCAGTTACAAAAGAATGACTCCAAAAACAAAGCAATGATTGAATCATGGGTTTTATCTGAAAGAACATATGAACCAAATAAAACCTTTTATTCTTATGGTACATCTTTCGACCAAATTGGTTCAATGGGTATGGATAATAATCAAATATACCACGGAAATAACCCCGATAACGTATCTAAAGACGTTTATAAGGAGAACGCTTGGTTGTTTGGTGGACGTAGATAATGCTTCCATTTGTTAAATAATAAGTTTATATTATAAAGAAAAGTATTTATATACATGGCAGATCAAACCACAACCGTTTTTCAGAAACTTACCAGAATGTTTGGTTATCCGGGTCAAACAAAACAGGATAACACACCTTCATTTAATTTCAATAAAGACGAATTATTAAAAACAGATAGTAAAGAAGATTTTGAAAAGGCTTTATTACAGGCACAACAAAGTCAATACGTTGCCGATAAATGGGCCAAGTTAGACCAAAATCTTTATAATCAATCAATTTACTATGAACCGAATAGATTAGCAGCATACTATGATTATGAATCAATGGAATTTACACCTGAGATTTCAGCGGCTTTAGATATCTATTCTGAAGAATCAACAACTATGTCTGAAAAGGGAGATATATTAACAATATATTCTGAATCAGAAAGAATTAAAGGAATTCTTGAAGATTTATTTCATAATAAAATGGACATTAATACTAACCTACAAATGTGGGCTAGAGGTGTTTGTAAGTATGGTGACAATTTTGTTTATTTAAAAATTAACCCTGAGAAAGGAATTGTTGGAGTACAACAATTACCAAATATTGAAATAGAAAGAGTGGAAGGTGCGTCAAGTAAAACACCAACACAAAAAGATATTAAATTACCAATTAGAGAATTACGTTTTCAATGGAAAAATAAGGATATGGAATTCCAAGCGTGGGAAGTCGCTCACTTTAGAATTTTAGGTGATGATAGAAAGTTACCATATGGTACTTCTATGTTAGATAAGATTAGAAGAATTTGGAAACAACTTTTACTTGCTGAAGATGCGATGTTAATTTATAGAACATCGAGAGCTCCCGAGAGACGTGTATTCAAAGTGTTTGTTGGTAACATGGACGATAAGGATATTGAACCGTATGTACAAAAGGTTGCAAATAAATTCAAACGTCAACCTGTATCTGATCCTCGTAATGGTCAAGTAGATATGAGATATAATCAAATGGCTGTGGACCAAGATTATTTTGTACCCGTACGCGACGCGTCACAAACAATGCCAATTGAAACATTACCCGGAGCACAAAATTTAGGTGAGATTGCGGATATTGAATACATACAAAAGAAATTATTGGCAGCATTACGTATTCCAAAAGCGTTCTTAGGATTTGAAGAGGTAGTTGGTGATGGTAAGAATCTTGCATTAATGGATATTCGTTTTGCAAGAACAATTAATAAAATTCAAAAATCATTAATACAAGAACTTAATAAAGTTGCGTTAATTCACCTATACCTTTTAGGTATGGAAGATGAGTTAAACAATTTTGAATTGTCATTAACTAACCCTTCCGCACAATCTGATTTATTAAAGATTGAACAATGGAAAGAAAAAGTTACTCTTTACAAAGATGCAACATCTGACCAATCTCAAGTTGGTATTTTACCAGTGTCACATACATGGGCCAAAAAGAATATTCTTGGATTTAGTGAGAATGAAGTGATTCTTGATTTACAACAACAACGTCTTGAAAGAGCAATTGGTTTTGAATTAACAAACACACAGAATGTTATTAAACGTTCAGGTATATTTGATGATGTGGATAGAAAGTATGGTATATCTGAAGAAGAAAGAGCTAAATTAGAAGCCGCGGGTGCGACGGGTGAAGCACCTGGTGGTGATATGGGTGGTGGAATGGATATGGGTGGTGGAGGTGCACCAGCGGCAGCACCACCAGCCGGTGGAGAAGGTCCATTACGTGAATCATTTAAAGCAAAATCTAAAAAATCTAAAATATTAGGTATGTTAGGTGAAGAAGAAATGAAATTTACTGATTTATTTGATATGGATAAGGCACAACAGAATATTTATGAAATGGAAGATAAATTAAATGAAATTTTAAACGACTAACAATGAACAAATTTGGTATTATTAAGACTAAAATGTTAAATAAATTAACAGAATCTTACGCGAATGAAAATAAAAGTGAGATAAAAAGTATCTTAAAAGAAATTAAAGAAAACAAAGAATTTAAAGAAATGTATTTGTTTTATGAAGAGATTGAGAATAAATATTTTGACGATAAAGAGATTGCAAAATTATATGTTGAGGGATTAAATACATATTTTGGTCAACCTATGGGTAATTGGAACGATTTAAATGTGTTTTGTGAATCTCTACATAATAAATTAGGTAATGTTGAAATCAATACTAATGAACTATACGAGTGTTTAGATATGTTATCCGAAAAAGATTCATTATCAAATATTGAAAAGAAAGTTATAGCTAAAAAGAAATTAGTTGAACATTTAACAACTAAGAAAGGAATTACCGAATCAAAAGAAACCTCTTTAGTACCTAATGAAACATTATTAAACGCCGTTTTAGCGAACAACTTTAACGTATTATATTCTAACACATTATCGGAATCACAAAAAGAAGAATTGAAAAATATCCTATCAATTTCTCATGATGATTTAATTACCAAATCAAATGAATTATCGGAATCAATTCTAAGTAAAGTTGATTCTTTATTAATTGAGTCAAGTGATAATGATTTAAAGATTAAATTAGATAATGTAAAAAAAGAGGTTAGTGTAATGTCACCATCAAAATACAACTACTACAGATTAACAGAACTAAAAAATGGTCTTAACTAAGACCATTTTTCATTTGTTGTACATACTTCGCTTTTAACATCTGTTTCCTTCTAACTACAG